GCATAATTACCTAATAGGTATTTTCTCACAAGTTGTGAGTCTGCCTTTGGCAGATCGCGTTGCGCGAACCGCTCGATACGAGTGGCTTCCACATTAGCGGGGTCCAAAAGGACCTGTCTCCCTGAGACCAGAGGACCTTCCTCTATCCTCTTAGCTAGAAGTTCTAGCGCTGCCTTGCGCAGCTCGGGGTTGTCGAGATCGCGACCCCACTGGCGAATCGCCAGGGCAGTATCAACATCTGCCTCCACTCGAATGCCTTCAAGACCTTGGGCACCAGCTTCACGCAGTAAACTGCGGTCTCGCGTTGCGATCATGGGGGTTTCCCCCGTGAGCTCAAACGTGAGACGAGCTATGTGCTTCAGGATCGAGTCGGCATCGATGATCTTCCGTGGAATATTCATCCACGCTCGGACATCGTCCGTATGGCCCTTTAGGCCGCGTACATAGTACGCAAACTCCTGTAAATCCGTTTCACCGGGCTTCTCCGCATTTGCGTTGATATCCACGGTGAGCGGGACTTTAGGATGAGTGATAACACTCGTGTCCAATAAGGACATTACCTCCTTGAGGTATATCGTGCGGCAAGGAATAAATTCCTCCGCAAGCTCACGGTAATTCCCGTGCCCCTCTTTTTGAGGGTAGTCCCAGACATCGTCAGGTATCTGGGGCTCTGCGTCCATAATAGGCGCGTTGAGAACATCAACATCATAAACCGTCTTCATAACAGTCGAAAAGATGTAAAGACGTTCAGCCAGCATATCACTGGTCACCACATGGTGGTTTTCGTGCGAAAGCACGCGGGATAAATTTACCCCAGCCGATAATTGTTCGGCAGCAGTAATTACTGCAAATTTGGCGAAATCTCTTCTCGCCTCCACCAAATTGGTGATGTTCGTCAAATTGACGACCCTGGCTTCTCCCATATGGGAGTTATATAGCTGGGTATTCAGATGGACGCGCGCTCGAAGAAATTCACGCGCGGGGTGATACACCCTACGGTCCTTCGGCCAAGACAGGTAGTGGTTAGCTACGTATAGTAGCGCCACCGCCTTGTCCTGACGAAGTCCGGGCAACACGCCCGGCGGCGGGACCTTTCCCATTCCACCGAAAAAGTGGGGTAGGTAAGGGATCGCCGTCCGTATTCCAAACTGGATATCCTGCCATATAGTGGCCAGATGGAACATAGTTCCAGAGACATGAGTCTCGGGGATATACCCCATTTCCTGGGCTAATAGCCTCAGCCTCCCCACACGGGGGTCGGATTCATTGGATCCGGACTTTCCAGCTCGCATGACGATTCGCGGCCGGAGAGCATCTGCATAGCAGGGATGGTGCCGAAGCACCTTACAAAGGGAGTAATCCTCCCACCTATTTCTAGGAATACGGAAACAAAACTCCGTGAAATGCGCCCAGTGGCGCGACACAAATGTGTCATCCATCGAAACGATGAAGCCGAGATTCTCGGCGCAGGCTCGAAACCTGCTAACGTCCCCTCGGGGACCAACTGCGACGAAATCGTCGCCAACGATGAAGATCTTGGTGCTAGGAGCACCGCCGGACCTAGGGTCCGAAAATTTGAGCCCAACCATGAGGCTCAGGAAGGAAAGCATTGCTTTCGTGATGGGATCTCCCATCATAAGGCCCGACGTTATCGGGTGTTCTGAATTCAGAACAGACCGCTTTTGTGGGAGCTCTCTTTGAGCGTCCGCACTGCGTGTAGCGCGATTCGCGCTTTTCTCCCTAGGGAGATGCATCAGATTGTGGAAATAGACTTCTTTTCCCACTTCCTTGTACCATTTTGGTACGCCGCATACAGCGGCTAAGGCGTCATACGCCTGTTTGGCGACGGACTTTTTAATCCAGTCCGTCGAGCTCGTATAATCCGAGCATAAAATCGAGTCATTGGCTCGCTG